TTCCAGGGCGTTTCACCATTTCTGAGCGAAGACGGCTTGGAATCGGTGCTAAAAACGATCCGTGAACCCGTGTTTCGTCAGCTTCGCCTCGGCCAGTGGGTTACTGGTGTCGAATCCTGGTTGCCGTGGGGAGCGTGGGCTGACTGCGCAAAGCCTCGCAAAATCGCTCCCGGTGAGCGTGTCGTCCTGGCCTTCGATGGCTCAGCATCGGGGGATTCAACCGCGTTGGTTGGGGCCACAATGGATGGCTATATCTGGCTTGAGGGTATTTGGGAAAACCCCGGCGATCCGCGCTGGCGCGTGCCGCGTGAAAGTGTCAGCGCTGCAATAGATTTAGCTTTCGACCAATACAACGTCGTGGAGCTGGCGTGTGATCCGTGGGGATGGCGTTCGGAGATTGAATCGTGGGCAAAACGTCACGGTGAGACCCGCGTTATCGAATGGAATACCGCTGCCGCACAACGTATGGCCCCGGCGACTGACCGGCTGTATCAGGCAGTGAACACCAAGACAATGACTCACGATGGCGACGCCGATTTGGCCTCGCATATCGCCCATTGCGTCGCCAAACGGACACCGATGGGGGATTTGGTGAGCAAGGATAAAAAGGGCAGTCCACGAAAGATTGACGCCGCTGTGGCGGCTATTGTGGCTTTTGACCGCGCCGCATGGCATTCCACTAGGTCGCAGAAGCGACGCACTGTATCCTTTGCGTGAATAGCGCTGATATCGATTAATAGGAATTGCAATGACTGCACCAATTGCACAGCCAGACTTGTTGCTTAAGCTTCTGCAAAAGCTCGATGAGCCATTGGCGCGTTACTCTCTTCTAGATCAGTATTACATCGGTACGCAACCGCTAGCATTTCTATCCCCAGAATCAAAAACTGCGCTTGGTAATCGCTTCGGCAGAATGGCGAGCAATATCCCGCGTCTGTCGGTGACAGCACTTGCTGAGCGATTGACCGTTACCGGATTTTCCGATGAAGCGCTCTGGTCTGACTGGTTGCGCTGCGACATGGATCAACTCTCTGGTGTGGCTCATCGTGAGGCCCTGCTGCTAGGTGATTCCTACGTCATCGTGTGGGCAGATGCGGCCGGAAGGCCCAGTGTCACAGTCGAGTCCGCTAAGCAAATCGCTGTGCAACGTGATCCTGGCACCCGTGAGATTACTGCTGCGGTCAAGCGCTGGGAGACCGAGACGACTACCGAGGCCGTTCTGTACCTACCAGATGCGATCACGCGCTACCGAGCCAACCATGTGGGTGCGGCGCTGGGCTTTGAAACAGTCCAAGCAATCCCGAATCCAATGGGTGTGGTGCCGATTGTGGAGCTGCGCAATTCTGACCGGATTATCAGTGACTACGGCAGTAGTGAAATTGACGACCTAATGCCGCTCGTGGACGGATTGAACAAATCTCTCGTGGACATGATGACCACAAGCGAATACGTCGGCAGGCCACGCCGCTGGGCTACGGGTATCGAATTGGAAGAACGACCGGTCATCGATTCTGACGGTAATCCGGTACTTGATGACGACGATAATCCCGTCATGGAAACGGTTAATCCGATTCCCGAGGGCAACCGCGCAATGATTGCCGAAGGCGAGAACGCGAAATTCGGGCAATTGGCCGCCGCAGACTTAAGCGGCTACGAAAATTCGGTGAAAGTGCTTTTGGGTCAGATTATGGCCGTCTCGGCGCTGCCCGCCCACTACGTCGGAATTTTCACCGATAACCCCGCCAGCGCCGACGCGATGCGCGCTGCCGAGGCATCGCTGACCGCCAGGGCCGAGGATCGGCAACGGACGTTCGGCAGAGCGTGGGAGCGCGTCGCCAAGCTCATGGTTGCCGTTCGCGACGGAATCCCGCCCGCGCTGGTGGACAACATTGCTGTGCAATGGGCCGACGCATCGACGCGCAGCATCGCCCAAGAGGCCGACGCAGTAGTAAAGATGTTCCAAGCTGGCCTGCTGCCGCGTGAATTCGCCCTGAAAAAGCTCGGTTATACCGACGACGACATCACCGAAATCGTGGTGCTCTCCATGCTGGAACGCGACGCCAAGGCAGTCAGTTCGCCACCAATTGCGCCCACACCTGGCGGGATGCCTGAATGAGCAGGATCACCGCATCGCGTGGCCGTCGCGTCTACCGCCGTGATGCCCGAGGCCGCTTCGCCAAAACCGGCACCACCGCAGACAGCGAGGCCGATGCCACCGACGTTAAGACATCCAATCGTGTCGCCAAAGCGGTTGGAATTACGGCGATTTCGGTCACCGGCACAGTGGCAGTCGGCACGGCAGCGGGTACCGCAATTGCGTCCCGATACCGCCGTGACACTGCCGCTGTAACGGCTGCATACCGTAGCGCGCTCGAGGCCAGCGAGATGGACCGCCGAGTAGAAAAACTCATCGAAAAACACCGTAAGCGCCAGAAGATCGCGGCCGCGAGGGCCAGATGAGAGTTTCGCCAAGGCAGGGAACACCCGAAGTCAGCCCGATGGCTGACGCAAATACGGGCAGAGTGCGAATGCATATTGCCGGAATTACTTACCGCATGGAACCAAACGAGGCTTTAGACCTCGCAAGCCAATTAGCCGACGTTGTGCAGGAATTGAAACAGATAGATCAGAAAGGAGAACAACGTGTTTGTTCAGAAAATTGACGACGAGACCACTACCGAGTCGGGAGCCGATGACGTTGACGAGACGACCACCGAGCAAGCCGAGCTGGAATCCGACACGACCGTGGACACGAACACGGATGGATTAGACGACGACGGAAACGCCGGCCAAACCGAGGCAGGCGCTTCCGACGATGACAACGAAAATAGCTCTGAGACAGGTACTTTCAGCCGTACCTATGTGGAGAAGCTGCGCCGTGAGAACGCCGGATATCGGGAGCGTGCTAACCAGGTTTACGCGCTCGCTGCACGACTTCACACCGCGTTGGTCGCTGCCACCGGGCGCATGGCCGACCCGACAGATTTGCCATTCGATAGCGCTCACTTGGACGATGAGCAAGCGCTGACCGACGCCATTGACGATCTATTGGCACGCAAGCCGCATTTGGCGAACCGGCGTCCATTTGGCGACGTAGGACAAGGTCAGCAAGGCAAAACAAGCGAGCCGGTGAATCTGGCCGACATGCTGCGCTCACGGGCATAATTGCCATTGTTCGTGGTAGTCTCGGCTGCAATGCGCCTGATGCGCCCGTAATCGTCCCGGTGGCGAAACGAATTCCTCTATTCGATTTCACATTGATAGGACGATCATGGCTGTAAGCACTACTAGCGCAACCGAACTGACTCAGGAGCAGGTTGCGAAAATTCTCGTCAAGCCGCTTGAGGAAGCTGCGAAGTTTCTGGCCGCTGGCCCACGGATTTTCGACACCGCCAGCGAGCTTCGCATTCCCAAGCTCGGAGCACCGACGACCGTCACGTGGGTTGGTGAGAACGAACAGATTCCCGAGGCAAATCCTGACTTCGATGAGGTCACACTGCTGCCGTCCACGATGAAAAGCCTCAAGACGCTGACGCGGTACTCCAACGAATTGGCTCGCCAATCCGTCGTCGCGCTGGACGCCGCGCTCAAGGATCGTTTGGTCACCGATGTCGCCGCCAAGCTCGATTCGCAACTGTTCTCGGCGGCTGGCGATGGCACCACGACGCCCCAGGGAATGTTCGCGTGGTCCGGTACGCAGACCCTTGCCGTCAACGGCATCTTGGAGCTGGACGACCTGCACGATGCCGAAGCCCTGGCGCTGGGGGAGAACGTCAACGTCACGCAATTGCGTTGGGTGATGACCTCTCGTGAGCTAATTGATCTGCGCAAGATCAAGGCCAACGATGGCAATTACATCGTGCAACCTGACGTGACTGCCGCTGGCGGCTACACCCTTTTGGGTCACCCGGTCATCGTGAGCAATCGTGTTCCCGATACCGACAACGATCCTGACCCTGATACCGGAAATGCTGCCCTGGTCGATTTCTCTCAAATTGCGGTTGCTCGCGACATGTCGCCGACGGTCAAGATTCTTGACCAAACATTCGGTGACTACGATCAGATGGCGATTCGCGTAGTGTGCCGCTACGACGCTAAGCCGCTCAATCCCGTGGGTGTGATCAAGCTGACCGGAATCGCCCTCTAGCGATGGCTGCGGTTACCGGCCAATTGGTCGCTGAGTTTCTCGGCCAGGGTGACGATACTAGAGCCGTTGCCCTGGCCGAGGCCCATGCCGAAGCCGTGACGTTAATGGCGCGTGCATACACCCGCGACGGTGGTTTCAGGGATGGCGTACCCAACGACGAAATTGCCTCGGTCATCAAAACCGCTGCCGCACGGCTGACCGCCAATCCTGAACAGTTGGGCTCCACTATCGGCACCGTCTCTATTCGCGGCGGATTTCAAGGGTGGACGCTGACAGAGCGTCTTGTGCTCAATCGCTACCGGATCAAGGCGCAGTGACGTGATTTTTCACGATCGCGTCGGGGTGATCTGTCGGACCAAGGTGGGCACAAATCCGGTTACTGAGACCTTTAATGGTACGGTTTCGGCCATTGTGGTGCCGATGTCTTCGGCAGATGTGTTGGTTGCTGGCGGGTCAATTACCAACACCCGCTATCAATTGATCCTCAAGCCGTTTGACTACGAAATTCCGCTCAATGCGGCCTCTCAAGTGCCCAGTACATCGGGGGCAAATCAGGTTCTGTTCTCCTACGGCGGGCACTCGATGCTGTCCCTAGAAGGCAAGGTCGAACGGCATCTGTTCCGTGGCCGATTGCACCATTACGAGGCCATCGTCAAAACCTGA